AACTATATCATACACCAAGTAAACCCCCGAAGGATTCTTAGTTCTATCAACATCAAGAAAGTCCCCCCTTAGTACTGCGTTTATTTGCAGGTGATCCGTTGCGAACGTTTCCATTATGCTGCTTATGTTTGTTAGAGTTAAATTTCTCACAATACTTTTTTAACAGTTGTTCCTTGTTTCTAATATAAACTGACTTCTCCATAATGTTTCTCTTTCGGGGTGTATAACGTCTATTCCTGTAGGTGGTGTTTTATAAAGTGGGTAGCTGTTTTCGTTTGCTCTTAAATACTTTGATAAACTCAATCTATAGAAGTCCGCTTGGTCTTTAAAGATATTCTTAGCTGCAAATAGTTCTCCTTCTGCTAATGGTGTGAACCCGTCGCCACTCTTTGTGCCTGCTCCTTTATTTCTTAGCTGATAAGTTCCTGTCCTAACATACTGGCTACACACTTCCCACTTTAATACTGGTCTAATGTATTCTTTGATTAGTGTTTCATTAAGTGCCGTAACAGACCCCGCTTGTACTTGTGCCTTTATCTCATCAAATAAAGCACTACCAATGATAGGAATTATTTTAGTATTTTGCACACTAGAAATTAAAGGCTTGATATAGCCATCGTCCACGTTGTAATGAAGTACCGTGTTCTCTTTTATATATGCTGGGCTTGCTAATAAAATCATTTTCTTCTCACTATTTGTTGTTTCCAAATATGTCTGCAAAATGGCACTGCTGCTTGACTATTTGGCTTATTGTACCACCCACCTCTTGCTAGCCATACGTCAGTAGCGTCACTATACCCATCATTTTTCATATTGTTTCTAAGGAAGTCTATTTCTTCACGAGAATATAGTTTATCCATTGACATCATACGCTTGCAAAATGGTCTGCTTGTGCCGCCTTGTTTAAGTGGAGGTGCATCTGTTCTTAATTCATAAGCATACATTATGATGGCATCTGGCACTTCCTCTTCTTCTGCTGTTCTTTTGCCTTTAGGTGTCAACTCTAATGTGTCTCCATCTATAGCTAGCAAGTCCTCAGATTGAAGTATTCCCAACTCTTCGCCTATTATGTCTATGCTTACTTTGAACAAGTCAGATAGTGCAAGTGCTGTTATTAGTGGGTTGCCAAAGATGCTCGCTAAGATAAAGCCTCCTAGTTCACTTATGCCTATTGCAAACTCTATAGGTGTACCATCACTACCAAACTCAATATCTTTAGTCTTTACTATTTCAAACTTGCTTTTGCTTTCGCCTATCGTCTCAAACAAGTGCGATATGTCGTCGTCACTAAATTGTTTTGATTGTAGTGTTTTGCTTTCTAAAAGTCTACGTGCTGCAATATCTGAAAGTCTTAGGAACTCCATAAGGAACGATACGCCTTGCTCATTAGTAAGAACCCCGTTTTGTACTTGGCTAACTATTTCAAGAGCGGAACTAATTTGAGCACCATTATAAGATGCGTCTTTTTGTTCGGTGTCTTCTGTTACTACTTCGCCCTCTTCTGTTGGTATAGGTACTGCTGATACTTCCTCTTGTATCTCTAAGCCTGTCTTGTCTGTTATTAAGTCACGTATTTCGTCCCTACTTAGATTAGCTATGATAACGTCGCTTGTTAATTCAAATGCGTCTACGGGCTTAAGCGGCTCTATTTCTATGTCCTTACGTCCCGTGTCAATAAAGCAAAGTTTGTTTATTGTACTTAGTAATGTGTTACGTCTTTCTTGTATGTATGTATTAGTAAAAATCTCGTAGGCTAAATCTAGTTCAGACCGTCCGCCTAATTGACCAGCTTCCTTCACTCCAAAGAGTATAGGGTTGGTTACTCGATGCCCTATGAAGATGCTTTCTTTTACTCTCTTAGACATCTCACCGTAACGCTCGTGTAAGTCGTTCCCGTTAAGATTAACTACCTCAGATGCATTCTCTCCACTCGGTGCGAATATGTGTGCTATTGTTTGCCCTTTCGCCCCTGCGAATTTATCACTAAAAGCCTCCTCAAAGTCTGTCTTTTCTTCTGCTGTTTCTGGCACACCGTTCTTGTGAATTACTAGCGTACCTCCTACGAATCCATTCTCAACTTGGTTGAGCCAATAGTCTCCTATATTTACATCTGTTTTAATCTCAGCTAATGAGCCTACATACACTGGTAAAGGGTAGTACTTGAAATTAGGACGGTAATCTGTGTGGTATATTACTGACCTCTTTTGCTCTTCATCCGTTGGGTTATACCTTGGTAGCTCTTTTATGTTTGGTTTGCTGTTCTTTCTTCCTTTGTCATTAATCCAATCAGTAGCATATTTGATAGTCCCGTCTAATCCGACTCTACAATTAGCAAAATCTATATGATTATACACTTTCCCTGCACTTGTTCGTACTACTTCTATGGCATAACCGTTGAATAGTTCGTAATCAAGGCTAATTCTTTTTAATATGTTAGTCCAATCTTCGTCTAGGTTAGCAGTATCAAGCCATTTTTGTGATATTGCGTCCTCAGTAATCATCCCATTCCCTACTGTATAGCCTACTTTACCGTTAATAATAGCGTTATGTGTACTAGAATCGTTGTATAAATCAATAAGTTCATAAGGATATAGGTTATTAACCCCAAAAAATACAATGTTTTTGTTTATCTGCTCTATAAATAGAGGCACTTCTGCACTCGCAAAGGTTGTAATTATAGATTGATATTTATTGTTACTCATAAACTATGGTTGTATCTGCTCCGTCATACGAATATACAACATCCGCAGGTTGTTTAAGTCTTATTATCCCACGAAAAACCACGTTTCCTGTAGTGCTTCCTTCCGTGTCTGTGTTAATTATTGAATAAGGATAGTCTCCGTTATTCGGTAGGGTATAATCTGTACCCTCAGTGAGTGTAAATGTCACACTTCTTAGATTTGGATCTGCTGGTGGAGTCAATACAAATGAGAACTCATACTCTGGGCTCTCGATAAAGAACGTATAATAGGTAAAGTCAATCTCATTGCTAAGATTGACTACGTACCCATCAGTTTCCCCTTTGGTTATTATGTTCACTTATACTTATGAAATAAGTGCTTCTATCACAGATGCCGTCACTTTAGTTATTGGCTCTGCTTCTTGTCCTTGGAATGATAAGGAATAACCGTTTCTGTCTGCAATCGCAGTACCTGTTCCAGCTTCTCCACTTACTAATCTAATTCCGTTCTTTTGACCTAATAGCCAATACGTGCCGTTATTGTCTTTTACCACAACTGACAGCTTCGCTCTTGCTAGCATCTTGATTTCATTCCGCTTAGTCTGTTCCATTTTATTTAAAACAAATGTTGCGGTCTGATCAAAGAAACTTGTTCCGTTCTGTGCGTTTACAGTAGGGTTATCATTAAATGAGCTAGCTGCTCCTTGTGCCTTGGTACACTCATACTTATAATAAGCAAGACCTGTACCTGTCATAGCACTAACCTCCCCTGTGGCATCTTGTGTCACTTCGAAGTCGGCTGGCATATTGGCGAAGAGAAACTCCGCCACACCGCCAACACTTTCTAAACATCCTACTGTAAAGCCTGTTGTTAAATCACACATAGGCTTATGATGCTAATGTAAATTGTACAATCTCAGAAGGGTATGCAACTTGCAAACCTCTCTTATATTTCACTCTGTAGTAGATAGAATCTTCTTTCTTTTCATACCACATATCAAAGTCTTCCTCATCGTTTAACAAATCAAATCCTAAGAAGAAGTTCTCAGTTCTACCGGCAAAAAGTCTGTTGGTTCCATCAAGTCCGTTAACCCCTACAAGGTCAATGTTCTTACCCGGCACTCTCATCTTATAATCTGCATAACCTGTAGCGTCTACGTGGTATAAGTTCTTAGCTGACAACGTATCTACATACGCATCAAAGAAGTCTGTTCCGCAAAAGATAACTTGATTAGCAGAAGTCTTTACTGCTGCTGGCCTAGCGTTAACAACGTTAGCTACTATGGCATCAGCGTTTCCACTTGCTCCGCTTGTAACTGCTGTAATACCTGTGTTAGCTGCGTCTACTGTCCCTGCTGCTGCGTCAATAGTTTTTATCAACCCATCATAGTTCGACAAATAAACACTGGAGCTGTCTGTGTCTCCTTGCCAGTCTGCAACCTCATCTATCTCCATTATGCGAGACATAATCATTTCAGCGATTTGACTTTCAAAAGTCATATCCTCAGTTTCAGCATTCCCCGGTCTAAGAAGTATTTGAGTCCACTTAGCATTCAAGTCTTTCATACAGAACTTATCTATGTACGTAAGTGGTGCTACTGTGATATTCCTAGCTGTGAAAGTTGCGTCTCCACTTGCAGAAACATCGCAGGTACTCCCATCTTGTGGTATAGCTGTTACCGATAAAAGATGCAAAGCCTCCGTGAGCTTAACGCCCGGTTGCTTTGTAAAATAATCTGAAGAGCGTTTCTCAAAATACAACCTTGGTATTAGCTCTTCTTTTTGTTCGTTGACATAATCTGTCAAATCTGATACTATGAATCCCATTTTTATTTTTTATTTAATTTTTGTGATTTGATTAATGCCGCCATCTTAGACGCCTTTTCTTGTCTTGTCATTTTCGCAAAAGATGAAGGCTTCTGTGCCGTTGCATCTTCTGTCTTAGCTAGCTCCTCTAATTGAGTGCCTATACCTTGAAGTGTTTTGTTGAAGTCGGCTTTTAAACTTTCCTCTACCTTAGCGAATGTTTCTACTTGCTTTTTAAGCTCCTCATTCTCTTTAGTGATAGCCGCAAACTTTTCATCTATGTTTAAGTCCTTAGCCCAAAGACCAAGTGCCTTACCTATAGCAGCCTGCAAGTTCTCTTCTGTGAACTCAGTGTCTACTTCTTCACCTGCTACTATCTCAGTAACTAGTCCGCCTGCTGTGGTTATGATTGCTCCACTTGTTAGCTCGTGCGTTCCGTCTGGTGCAGATACTTCGCCCTCTTCAGTTACAACTATAATAGCTGTGCCCTCCATAAGGTCGCCCTCCCACTTTACTACTGTACCATCCACGAGTGTGTCTTCGCCCATAGTGGTCTCTTCTTTTTTCTCCTCCTCTGGATCTAATCCAAAAGATTTGAATAGGTTAATAACCTGCTCTAATTTATTCATTTTATTAAATTTGTATGGTTGTATGTCGAAAAATCCCTCTACACTAAAGCCTTTAAGCAGTCCTTCTTGCTTTACTTTAGTCCAAGCTTCCTCATTGTCTACCTTAGCAGCAATAAACCAAGTGCCATCCGCTACGTTCTCAAAGCCTTTTGGCGGTAATATGCCTAGTTCCTTATCTGTAATGAATGATTGGTATAGATACACCCCGTCTAACTTAAGTAAAGGGTCGTGCATCTCGTTAAACTCTGTGGTCTTTTGCTCTTTAAAGTACTTCTGTACTAGCTGATTAATAGTATTCTTCTTAAATATAGCATAGTACTCACCCCTTTCGTCTCTTCGATAGATAGGTAAGTCTGGTATCATAGCAGCCCCGACTACTATTCTTTTTTCTTCATTAAGAACTTCGAACTTCTGTGGTGCAAATGCTTGATAGTTTACACCTGTGGCAGGGGCTTCTACTAATGCAATTGCACTAAGTCCCTCTACATCGTCTGTAAGTCTATATTCGAAGAATGGCAGCATCTATACTTATATATACTTATAAGTACTAGAATGGGCCAAATGCTATTTAGAATCATTCCACGTGGTTAAAGGTTTATCTTTGTGGTATAACGTTTGGTATATGATTTCGGTCGTAAATAAGCAATAAATTTAATAGATAAAAACAAAATTATGAGTGAGCAAAAATTAAGTAAAGAAGTAGGAAGTAAGCCTGAATTATATACGGTGTTATCTACTGGGCTTTGCTGTGAAGATTGTAGTACAGAAATGGAACAAGTTGATACGACTTACTCAAATATTAAAACAGACCGATGCGACATAGGACAACACACGGGAGATATATACAAATGTCCAACTTGTGAAATGTTATTTATCGACAATATGCTATCTGGTGAAGTACACTCTTTCTCTTATTAGCCTTGTAGATAACTTACATAGATAAGGATTGATTTTTAACGATTAAAAATAACAAAATGGAATTAAGTAAAGCACAACAATTAGCAGAACAAGCAATATACGAATATACTAGTTCTACAAAATGGCAACAAGTTAAATATATGAATTGGACTACCTCTGAAATGCAGGATGTAATAGCAAAAGCATTAGTTAAAAATTTATCTTTATCAACG